ATGAGTTTGACCACATTGCGTGGGTGATTAATTTGATTTTGTTCATAGATAAGTTATTTAAGAATTGTGGTATGGGTGCAAGTCATGTTATTAACAAAGACAATCAAGTGTGTATAAAAAGATGGGGGATATGGACTTCATACTTTACTATTTTCTTTTCTAAAATATTACCTCTAAAAGAGATGTATGACATAGAACAATTATTTCATTCACACCAAGCTAACTTTGTATCTTTTATTTTAAAAGGAGTTTATTTAGAAGATGTATTAAAAGGTGATGTAATAACTCGTAAAGAACATAAGTGGTTTAATCATCTTACTTATGATTGTCATCATAGAGTGATTTGTTATGAACCTGTTTATACATTAATGTTTATGGGTAGAAAAAAATCAAACACTACTGTAAGACTAAAATCAAAAGGTAGTAAATTAAAATACGATAGATTTTTTAAATTAAATGATGAAGAAAAAATATGATTTATTTACATAGAGTGATTGTTGAAGATAGTGAGGCAACATGGAAAATTTATTGGTTTAATCCTGGCATATTATCTCATAGAAGACACATAAAGAAAATACAAGATGAGATATATAAAGTTTTTCCTAATGAAACTTATAGTTGGGCAGACCCTGCTCATCAATGTTTTGGATATCATTTAAAAGATAATATTATTGTTACTAATGTATGTGGTTCTAATGATGAGAACTTACATAAAAATAAAAGGTATGTAGAACTTAAAGACCAAAATGAAATATATTATAATAAAGACTTTGTTTGTTTTTATTATGATTTAGATAATAAGAAAAAATGGAGTGAGGTATATTATAGGAGAGATGATAACCCTCAGATAATAACTAAAACAGAATTAGATGATGGATTAAATGTAGAATGGATATCAGAATATTACAATGATAAGTTTGAAAAGACAGGTCAAAATTTATTTATAACTGGCGAGTGTGAAGATATCTATAAATGGATTGATAAACAAAATGCAGACATACCCAAACCATTTAAAAATCCTATTAAAATGGATATGGATGATAGACCAATAGTTGACCACATCAATACTAAAAATGCAATTAAATGTGAATATGATATTGAGGGTAATTTAGTTAAACTAAAATTCTTTGGTTGTGTTCTAAGAACTAAGATGAAAGTAGAAGGTAAGTTTTCTCACTTAGAATTAAGCTCTGATTATATAAGTAGTATAAATAATAGTGAACAAACAGAAATCGTTGAATATAATTATGATGATTATGGAAATCGTATTCCATCTACAATCATAAAAAAAATTGATGATTATATTTTCTTTCCTAAAGCAAGGGAGAATGGTGAATATGAAAGAGTTTTACTCAAAGATATGTAAAAAACTTAAAATAGGTTTTGGGCCTAATCATGTTGTTGCCAACAATGGTGTAACAGCATTATCTCGTTGGGGTTTCTGGTCGCCTTTCTTTACTGTTCTTGTATCTCGTGTGCATCCTATTGACCACGATAAGATGTTTAATAATACAAGAGTAGATGCTAGAGTAATTTATCATAGTCATGAAACTAACTTCGTATCTTTTATATTTAAAGGAAAGTATACAGAGGAAAGAAATGTTGATGGTAAAATTATAGTCAAAGAACGAAAGTGGTTTAATTATGTAAAGCGTGATACCTTTCATAGGATAAAATGTGATGACTATGCTTGGAGTATTCAAGCAGGGTTTACTAGAGATGAAAAAGTCAAAGTAAAAATTAATAATAAAATATATCCACATAGAAGATTATTTACTATGGGTGGTAGGAGTGATGGAACTTTAGGATGATAAAAGTATTAAATGATGTAGACAGCACCGAAGTGAAAAATTATTGGAAGGTAACAGGAACAAATGATGAAACATTTCCTTACTTACTTATTGATAAGTGGTACAACCCAGAAGAACTAGAGGGAATCTGGAAAGAACTGGATTTCTATCAGTCTTGCCCTGACCATCATCAAGTAAGAACAGAAGATGCAGAAACACCTGTTGCTAGAGAGCCAGGCGGTTTAGCAAGAAGTAGTGCGTTTAGATTTCATCTATGGGATGTGTATTCTCAAAACAGTAAAGGATATCACTACTCACATATTTTAAGATGTAGGTATAAACAAAGGTCGCCAGAGTTTCATAACTTAGTGAAGAAACATTTACCCATACACTTTTTAAGTTTTGCTGGCACAAACACAGATGGTACAATGGTATCGTACTATGAAGATGGTGATTACTATAAACCACATATTGATAGTATGATGTTTACTTGTTTGATATGGATTTTCAAAGAACCAAAACAATTTAAAGGTGGTGAGTTTGTTTTACCACAAGCTGGTGTTACGATACCCATGAAGAATAATCGTATGATATTGTTTCCTAGTTACTACACTCATGCAGTAAATCCTGTTAAGTTTGATGGTGAAAAAAATCAAGGATTAGGTAGACACACTATAACACATTTTTATAATTGGGAGGGCGGAAATTGAATAAACAAATAAAAATATATGATAATATTTTTGATGTGCAGATGTTAAATTATCTAGACAACTATATTCAAGAATTGCCATATTACCCACATTCATCTAGCACACCAGATAAGAATAATTTTTTTGGTACTGAAAATCTTTATGGTGGTCATAATATTATTAATTTTATATCAGATGTGATAACTGAATATAATGGTAAACAATTATTTAAAGAAACACCTACTGTAACTAGAGCATATGCAAACGCACATAACTATGGAAAACATAATGGTGGTCGTTGGCATACTGACGAGGGTGATAATGGAAATGGTTGGTGTAGTGTAACTATGTTACTTTATTTACAAGAGTGGAATGGGAAATGGTTGGGTGGCACAATGTTTAAAGATGGTGAAGAAGTTGATACAGTACCTTATGTTAGAAATCGTATGGTTGTATTTCCTGCTAACATTCCACACAAAGCAGAGTATCATTTAAATAAAGATTTTATGAGATTTAGTTTAGCATTTAAAATGTCAGGAAAACTTGATGTCTAATTTAACAGGAAAAACAATATTAGTTACAGGTGCGACAAGTGGTATCGGTAATGCGATTGCAAACAAACTAAAACAAAGTGGTGGAAATGTCATTGGTGTTTCTAGAAGAAAAGAAGATGTGAATAACTTTGATGGTAAGTGTATTGTTATAGAACTAACTAATGAAGAACAAATAAAAGAAGAACTTGCAAAGATAGAGAAACCAGACATACTAATTAACTGTGCTGGTTTAGGTATAGATGAAAAAGAGTTAGTAGAAACAACAACAGAAGAATGGAATATGATGATTGATTGTAATTTAAAATCTATGTATCTACTTACAAGAGAACTTGTTCCTCACATGAAAGAAAATAATTGTGGTGTGATTGTAAATATGTCATCAATTTTTCATAAAGGTGAACAAGGTCAATGTTTATATTCAACTTGCAAATCAGCAGTCTTAGGTTTTACTAATTCACTTGCAAAAGAACTAGGACAATATAATATAAGAGTACACGCAGTAGCTCCAGGCTATACAAGAACTGCTATGACACAAAGATGGATAGACAAAGGTGTTGAACCACAAATTATGGAAAGAACACCATTAAGAAAAATTGGTATGCCAGATGATATTGCAAAGTTAGTAAATTTTTTATGTTCAGATGAATCAGATTTTATGACAGGACATGTAACTTATATTGATGGTGGTTTAGGATTATGAATTTACATTATCAATATTATTGGTTCAAAGAAGTAATCCCACATGATGTGTGTGATAAAATAATTAAAATGGGAAATGAACAAATAGAATTAATTAGAAAAGATGGTGGTGATACATCTGGAACAACAAGAGGTGGTGGTGAAAAAACAAAGGATGATAAAAGGGTTAGTGCAAAAGAACTAACACCAAAGGAACAAAGTAATGGTGATTATTATGCTAGGGATTGTCAAGTTGCATGGTTTAATAATCAATGGTTATATGATTTAGTTTGGCCCTACTTAGAAGAGGCAAATGAAAGTTCTGGATGGAAGTGGGATATTGATTGGGCAGAAAGTTTTCAGTTTACAAAATATACTAAAGATGGATTATACAACTGGCATAATGATGGTGGTTCTGACCATCATGGGAAATACATTCTTGCTGATGATGAACTAATAGAAAAATGTAAAAAAGAAAAAGTTGGTTTACCTAACCTATATACAGAAGATAAAACTTTTGAGGGTAAGGTTAGAAAGATTAGTATGACAATGAACTTAACTGACCCTAAAGAATATGATGGTGGTAAGTTAAAATTTGATTTAAGTAAGACACATGATTCTGGAGTAGATATCATGGAAATAGAGGAGATAAATAGAAAGGGTTCTATTGTGTTTTTTCCTTCTTTTATGTCGCACACAATAACACCCATAACTCGTGGTACACGATACTCGTTAGTGTTATGGGCACTAGGACAGCCTTGGAGATAATGATGGCAATTAGAAAACAAGAAAATGAAATATTTAATAAAAATGGTTTTGTCGTTCTTGACAAATTCATTGAGTATGAAACAAGTTTAATTTTGTTTCATCATGTAATGATGTCAGCAAGAAAAGCAAATTATGTTCAAGTGAATGAACCAGATTTATTTGATGATGAAAAACAACACTATGGTTACTTTGATAAATGTGGTTGTTTAAGTAAACCTGTTTGGAACAAATATGCTGATGGTGTAATTGAAACTGTATTAAGTTTAGCAACGCCTATGATTGAAGAAGTCGTTGGTAAAAAACTTATGCCGACATATAGTTGGGCAAGATTGTATGAACATGAAACTGCAATGGATAGACACATTGATAAAAGTGAGTGTGATGTAAGTGCAACTTTAACTTTAGGTTATGAGTTACACAACATGAGTGATAAAGATAAAGAAACTTATTGTTGGCCCATATTCTTTGGTGATGCAAATGGAAGAAAAGGAACTAAAGGAACACCAATACAATTATTGCCAGGGCAACTATGTGTATATCAAGGAACTAAAGTAGAACATTGGAGAGAACCTTTTAGAGGGGTTCATCACGCACAAGTCTTTTTACATTGGGTAGAAAAGAAAGAAGAAAACGAACACTTGTATATTGATAGTAGACCTATGTTAGGATTAAATTCTGACTTTACAAAATGACAACAAATGATATTTGCTACACACCACTAGATGTATCTAACGCACCAGACTATTCTATTGATGATGTAAAAACATGGATAACCGAAAACACAGAAACTTTACAACAATGTGTAGATGATTTATGTAAGAGAGGTTTATCTGGACAAAAAGATGTTGACAAATATCCTTGGCAATTAGTTTTTGCATATTGGAATGAGTATGGTGGTTGGTTAAATGACTTTGATAAGAAGTTTCCAGAGTTATCAAAATACATGCACGAAGCATTTAATTTAAAAGAAGATGAATTGGAATCTATACTTTTATTACCTATGAATAATAATGTTACAGGATATGGGTTTTGGCATAATGATGGCGATAGAGCAGGATATAGAATGTATTTAAATAATGATGTGGGTTCTTTGTTTCTTAGAAAAACTAAAAAACCTTATGACAATAATCATTGGGTAAAGATAAAAGAATGTGATGACACATGGAATGATAGTGAGTTAGAAAGAACTGAACATGAATGTAAACTACTATCATCAAATCAATGTTTTTATCTCAACAACTTTCGTTCAGCACATGCAACTTATGTAGAGGAACAACCAAAAGATTTACCTAGAATTGCTGTAATTATAAATCCAAAAGAAGTTCCTACTGATGATAGTTTAGTTATTAATTCAGCAAAAAAATATAAAGACTATGCGATAATGTATTATGAATAAAATGATGTTTCAAAAAAAAGAAAAACAGTTAATGAAGTTTATACAGAACTTTAATATTAACATAACCGAAGATGATATGTTTAATCTGTTGAAGATTAAAAGAAGGTGGCCCTATTATCACCCAACACAAAATGATAAACAACCAACTGTTGAAGTCATCTCTATGTATGGACAAAAACATAATTATCTAAATGATGATACAGGTTATCTTGACTTTGATAAAATGAAATCTTTTTATGATAAAGGATTTACCATATTGATGGCAGATGTTTTAGATTTAACAGAGGAACTAAGAGAACTAGAAAAAGAATTAATTGCAAGAACAGGACTAGGTAATATTAGAGGTAACTTTTATTTTGGAAATGGTAAGCCTGGCATACACCCTAGTTTTAATTTACATTCTCATGGATATAATGTCATACAAAAACAAATCTATGGAACAAACTATTGGACTATAAATGACCAACAGTATGAAATACACGAACAAGAAATTATTATGATACCAGCACAAGCTTGGCACGAAGTTTATAAATCAGATGGAAAAAGACTTTCCCTAACTATCAATCTTGGTTATGGAGATTAAGGTATATGATAATTTTCTAGATGACAAATATCTAGACGAACTAAATGATTATAACATTTGGCAGTTAGTTGCAAAACAAGATGTGAAATGGGTGGACATACATAGTGAACCCACAAATGTATTTGAAAGAATAATCAAAAAAGAGTATCATAGAATATCGCCAACATATAACACATTCAAAGGATATGAATATTGGAGAGTTACTTTAAATTCATTTAATAATCCAACACTATCTTTACATCAAGACCTAGATGAAATTTTAGAAGAAAGAGAAGGTATAAAAAAACCTGCTAGTTTGAGTACAGTTTTGTATGGTTATCCACATCATGTGAAAGGTGGTAATTTACAAATACAAGAAAATGAAATACAAGAATACGAACCGAAGTATAATAGATTAATTTGTTTTGATTCAAACTTACATCATCAAGTTTTGCCAGTAACTTTGGGAGTGAGAGTTGCACTTTCTGTAAACTTTTGGACTGAAAAACCTATTGGGTATCAAAGTAGTAATTTTAGGGTAAAAAAAAGAGGGGTTTCCCCCTCTAATCAATTCTAAGGTGTCTAGCGTGGTCAATATTGAGTTTTGTTACTTTCCCTAGTGTTTGTATTAACTACCCTGTAAAAACTCGTGTATGACCCCTTTAAGACCTAGTTTTATTGTGAATATCCTGCTATAGCATTCATATCCTTTGCAATCTTTAATTCACCTTCTGATGCTTCTTCTTCATCCCATTTTGCTAATTGTTTCTCCATGTACTTATGGAAAAGTGGTGGAATAAGTGCTAAAGCAAATAATGTGAAATATCCATTGCCACAATTTGGTGCTCCCACTTCATCTAATTCCCAGAAATGAGTTTCACCTCTATCGTGATGGTCTGCCTGTCTTCCTATTTCTATGAAGAACCAACTTGTGAACATTGTAGAATTATCCCACGAATGTCTGTAGTCAATTGGCGAACCTGTTTCTCTAATTAAACCATAGTGCTCTAAGTAGTTTAATGCTTCTAACTCAAAGTTAGAGATTAACCACAACATAGCCATACATGCGATACCTGTCCAAGCACCAGCAAACCAGAATAAAGCGATTGTTGGTAATGACATTGCATAACCTCTAATCCATCTGTTCTGCCATGATAGGAATGGTACACCTAATCTTTTTAATCTTTGTTTTTCCATTGTGTATAGGAATTTACTCTGACCAAAATATGACTTAGGTAGATGTGCATATAAACTTCTACCTCTTGGAGCTGTTGCTGGGTCGTTTTCACAACCTAACTCTAAGTGGTGATTGTATACATGTGCATAACAGAAGTGTGAAGAACCACTTAACGCCATCATCCATCTAGCGATTAAGAAACTAAATCCTTTAGTATGTGCTAACTCGTGTCCATAGATAATTCCTATACCAGCGAATATACCAGATGACACAACTGCACCTAATAGTTCAACACCTGCCATACCATTGTATATTTGATATGCAAGCACACATTGTAGAGCAATGAATACAGGTAACATAGCATACATTGTTAAATTCATTAACAATGGATTTGCATTTAGTTCACCTTCATCATCAAATCCAGCACCCATAGTTTGTTTAGTATATAGAGTATCAATGATGATACCTACACCTAATAAAAATACCCCTGTCCATACCCAAGGCCCACCTGCTAATACACCGAACAAAGTCGCAAGTATTAATAGTGGTGCAATAAAGTATCGGGCATTTACTGCTATTTTCTTGAACATAAAAGCCTCCTTTAGTTAGTTAACTTATTTTCAAGTTACTGATATTATTTATCAGATTACAATTACTATACCACACCATATCAGGTATAGTCAATGTGTACATATCTTGTACAGAAAAACCTATACAAGCAATATCATACATATAACTCTTATAAATAACTGCATGACAACATATTTATCTAAAAACGAATTATCCTACGATATAGACTTTGCCGAAAATGACGACTATCTAGAAGTCGCCCAACTCTTTGACGAAGCATCTGAGGGTCTAGTCAAATATTATCATGATGATATATTTAACACATCTGGCAACATATCAATTCCAAGCACAGGTATCGTAGAGTTTGCAAAATACATGAGAACAGATGTTACTGATATTACAGATGTCTATTCTGCTGGTGTAGATTTTGATAATGGTTATCATTACAAAATTACAAATACTGTCAAAGCAACTCACAGAGATAAAATAGTTGGAGCTGCTATATGTCTACCACATAATAATGTTACCACGACCACATTTATGACAAATGAATGGAATACTGAAAAGAAAGCACATATACAAGTTTATTTTGATAACAAAGTTGCTGATGCTTGGTTCATAGAACAATTCATTGTTAAAGCACCATTCACTCGTCAAGGTATGGGAACACAAATATTAAATAAAGTTAAAGCACATGCCTCTGATAATAGTTATAGTAAAGTAAGTATTTTTTGTTACGATAAAAATACAGGTTCAAAAACATTTTTAGAAAGTCAAGGATTTAGTGTAACTAAAACTATTGATGTTAGTTCACATCCTTTCTTTCAAAGTATATCAGTTGATAATCTTCATCAAATGGTTTGCACACTTTAGAAGTCTATACATCTTCCTTTCATTTCCCAATCATCATATCTAGTAGGTTCTAATCCTTCTGTTCTTCCACCTATCTCTTTTACCTTTTCATTATAATAAACATTACCAGCAATACATATTCTATTACTATCTGTTAAGTTTTCTGGAACTTCATGTTTCAACCAAGATGGGAAAAATATTAACTCACCTTCTTTTGGTTGTATTTCTAAATCACTATCAGTAAATATTAAAGGTGGATTATTTTCTGGTAATTCTAGATGATAAACAAAAGTAAATATGCCAGGCCAATGATTATGTGGTGTTGCAAGTCCACTTGGTTCTGAAACTATACCCCATAGTTCACTCACAAAAAATTCACCCCTAACCTCTCTCTTAAAATGTTGTTCGGTATAATTCTTTGCGATAATAGAAATCATTGAAACAAAATCTTCAAAGTCATCACCATAACTTTTATAGAGTAACCAATTAGTCATTCCATATTTTTTAAATGCATTTTCTTTGTCTTGCATTTCTAATTCAATTCTAGGTTCTATATTATGAGCACAGATTCTTTTTAGTCTTTCCTCAACACCAATATTATATCTTTCTATAATGTATTTGTTTTTGCCGTAATTCATAAATGCTCCAATGGTATCGTGCAACAACCTTGCCTCATTTCAACATCAAATCTACCCTCTACTGTAATTCTGGCATTATCTAACCAACTAGGATAAAAAATTAAACCACCAACATCACAAGTAATTTTTTTCTCACCAGCATGAAAATTAAATTTATTATTATCACAATATACCCAAGAAACTAAATGTGGAAAATTAATAGGTAGATTGTAACCATCTTTTTTATCCACCATGATTATATTATCTTCCACAAGAACAGGCATAGCAACTTTAGTGTAAGATTGAACATATGTATTAGTTCCTCTTACAAACATTTGTGCAGAAAATAGTTTTGCAGAACTTTTAAAATTCATATTAAAGTCGTCTTTTACTATTGTATACACAAAAGGATATTCTTCATTGATATCTACTTCTACAGAATATTTAATATCACTTTCTTTTATTGGATTTAATTCTATTGACATATTGATTTCATCACCGATATAACTTGTTCATAATTTTGACACCATGCTAAAGCATGAGAATCAATCTCTTTTAGTGGATGTATAAGTTTTTCTGGGTGTACCACAATGAAAGGTTTATTGTTTGCATGTAAACAACCAGCTTCAAATGCAACATTCCATTGACGATAGTAGTCTAACTCACCACCTATTCCAAAAGTAACAACTGCAAAATCACATTCTTTGATTAGAGATTGTATTCTAGTTTGATTGATTTTAGCAGATTTAATACCTCTGAAAAAATACTTCTTGTCATTTTCACCCATGTGCATAGGTGGTTCTGGTATTGGTTCTTCACAAACAGGTTCTAATATATCACCAACAGCATCAGATTCCTCATGATTACAATTAGGTGAAGTAAACTGAATAGGTAATCCTTCATTCATTACCATTCCATTTAATAACTTTCGCCAGTTGGTGTGAATTTCACCACTACAATAGACATTCCAAGTTTTCATATTCATCTCATAACTAATTAATAGACATAATAACAGCACTCAACATACTTTGTCAAGTCTTATTTACTAAGTATTTAGATAGATTTTTCTTATAAATACTAGAAAAACAGGAATGGAATATGGCGATACCAACAAGTAAATCAACATTTGCATCATATTGTAAAAGAGCTCTAGGTTTTGGAGTGATTGATATCAATGTATCTGATGACCAAGTAGACGATAGAATAGATGAGGCATTACAATACTTTGCTCAATATCACTATGATGGTATTGAAAAAATGTATCTGAAACACAAAATTACCCAAGATACTATAGACAGATGTCGTACAAACGCAACTACATCAGCGACTGATAAGGTGGATAGTTCTGTATCTGCAAGTTTTGAAGAAGGAAAAAACTTTATTCCTGTTCCAGATAGTATAGTATCAGTAACTAATATATTTCCTTTTAGTAATGCTCAAACAAATAGTATGTTTGATATTCGTTATCAATTAAGATTAAATGACTTGTATGATTTTTCATCTACATCTATTATACATTATCAAATGACTATGCAACAACTAGATTTATTAGAACATGTATTAGTTGGTGAAGTACCTATTCGTTTCAATCAACATCAAAATCGTTTATACTTAGATATGGATTGGGAACAAATGCCAGCAGATGAATTTATAATTATAGAATGTTATCGTAAAATAGACCCAGCAACATACACAGATATCTTTGATGATATCTATTTAAAAAGATATGCAACTGCATTAATTAAAAAACAATGGGGTGCAAACCTCTCTAAATTTAACGGCGTAGCAACATTAGGTGGGGTAACAATGAATGGTGAACAAATTTATTCTCAAGCAATAGAAGAAATACAAAGACTAGAGGAACAAATTCAATTATCATTTGAAACACCTATAGACTACATGATAGGATAAAGTAATGGCAGTCAATAAGGCGTTCCATACAAGTAATAGCACCGCTATTCAAACAGAGAAAAATCTGTATAGCGATTTAGTAAAAGAAGCTATACAAATTTATGGTCATGATGTTTATTACATAGACAGAACAACTGTTGCCATTGATAATGTTTTAGGTGAAGATTCACTTAGTAAATTTACCACACAAGTTCCTATTGAGATGTATGTGGAAAATGCAGAGGGTGGATATCAAGGTGAAAAAGAATTAATGTCGCAGTTTGGTTTAGAAAACAGAAACGAATTAACTTTAGTAGTACACCGAGATAGGTTTCAAGATTTAACAAAACAAGTAAGACTAGAAAGTGGAACAGACACTACAGGTGGTTCTATACTTTTAGAATCTGGTACAATAGACCAAACAGGTAATTCATCTGAATTAGAAACTGTAACAACAGGTAGTGATTTTTATATACTAACAGAAACAGATGCAGTAAATACAGATAGACCTTATGAGGGCGATTTAGTTTATCACCCTATATTAGGTAAAATATTTGAAGTTAGTTTTGTAGACCATGATGAACCATTTCATCAGTTGGACAACAATCCTGTATTTAAATTAAGTTGTAAACAATTTGAGTATGGTTCAGATACACTTGATACAGGTATCTCAACCATTGATGATATAGAAGATGAACTAAGTGTAAACACTCATGATTATCAATTTACATTAGAACAATCAAGTGCTCAAAATGAGGAGATAAATATACAACATGCAAGAAGTAATTTTGGTTTACTACTTGAAGAAACAGATGGTGATAACATAATCGGTGAAGACGATTCAACATCTGTTGGTGAAAGTATAATATTAGAAAATGATGCTGATTCAGGGGATACAGCATATCTATTAACAGAAGACTATATAGTGGGTGATGCTGTACAAGATAAGACTGCACAAAATGAATTATTTGATAGATTAGATAATTCTGTGTTAGACTTCTCAGAAAGTAACCCATTTGGAGATGCTGGAGTAAGTGCGTAATGTTAGGAAATAGACAATTTTATCACGAAACTGTTAGGAATATTATTATAGGGTTTGGTACTCTATTCAATGATATCCATGTGGTTCGTAAAAACAATAGTGGTGTAATTACACAATCTATGAAAGTTCCATTGGCATATGGGCCAAAACAAAAATGGTTAACAAGACTTGACCAAGACGCTGGACTAGATAGTAAAGTTGCAATTACTTTACCAAGATTAGGTTTTGAAATACAAAATCTAACATATGACCCAGCAAGAAAATTAAATCGTGTACAAAAATTTAAGAAAGTAAAATCAAGTTCAAGTAATGCTAATAAATTAGATACACAGTTTATGCCTGTTCCTTATAATTTAAATATTCAATTATATGCAATGGCAAAACAATCAGATGATGCGTTACAAATGGTGGAACAAATACTTCCATACTTCCAACCAGATTATACTTTAACAATAAAAGATATGGAAGAAATGGGTATCGCAAGAGATATTCCTATTGTATTAAACAGTATTAATTATGAAGATAGTTATCGTGGTGATTATACAGAAAGAAGAGCAATTATGTATACTTTAGATTTCACTACTAAGTTTTATCTATATGGGCCTGTTACATCTAGTAAAGTTATTAAGACTGTACAGGTTGACCAATATACAGACTTACCAAGTGCTGCTCCGAAAAGAGAACAAAGGTATACTGTTACACCTAATCCAACATCAGCAGATGCAGATGACGATTTTGGATTTAACGAAACAACATCTTTCTATCAAGATGCAAAAAATTATGATGAAGAATCTGGCGAAGATAAACTGAATCAGGACTAAAATATTATGAGTAATAAAACAAAAGATATCCTAGATGAAATTCTGGATATTGAAGAAACAACAGGTGAACTTGTAAAAGAAAAACCAAAAGATATAATCGTAAGAGATGATACTCTTGACGATATTGATAGTGATTACAAATTTCAAAGAGATAACTTCTATGATTTAATTGCAAGAGGTCAAGATGCGATTGATGGTATACTAGAAGTTGCTAAACAATCTGACCACCCTAGAAGTTACGAAGTAGCTGGTAATCTCATATCACAAGTTGCAGAGGTAACAGAAAAATTATCTCGTCTGCAAAGTTCTATGAAACGATTAAAAGAAGTTCCTAATAACGCACCCAAAAATGTAACAAACGCATTGTATGTTGGTTCTACTGCTGAGTTACAAAAACTATTAAAAGGAGATAAAGGAAAATAATGGATTTAAGATTTATAACACCAGATTTATTAAATGACATCTCGTGGTTTGATGGTATCATGTATATCATATTAGGTTTAGTGGTATACGCTATAATTAGATATATCAATAAAAAAATATAATGGCAACTGATGTTAATCAATATCTAGGTAATCCAAACCTAAAGAAAACGAATGTTCCTGTAGAGTTCACAAAAGAACAAATAAAGGAATATCAAAAATGTATGGATGACCCCATATATTTTATACAAGAGTATATGAAAATTGTATCTCTTGATGAAGGTCTTGTGCCATTTGATATGTATGACTTTCAAAAGAACATGGTACAGACATTCCATGATAATCGTTTTACCATATGTAAACTTCCTAGACAGTCTGGTAAGTCAACAACAATTATTGCATACCTTTTACATTATGTTTTATTTAATCAAAATGTAAACATCGCTATACTTGCAAACAAGTCATCTACTGCAAGAGATATTTTAGGTAGATTACAATTAGGATATGAGAACTTACCCAAGTGGTTACAACAAGGAGTTGTATCATGGAACAAAGGTAGTTTAGATTTAGAAAATGGTTCAAGTATTCTCGCAGCTTCAACATCAGCAAGTGCGATTCGTGGTGGTTCTTATAACATTATATTCCTTGACGAGTTTGCGTATGTACCATCATCATTAGCAGAAGAATTTTTTAGTTCTGTATATCCTACCATATCATCTGGTAAATCTACAAAAGTAATGATAGTATCAACACCACATGGTATGAATATGTTCTATAAACTATGGACAGATGCACAAAGTAAAAAGAATGATTATGTTCCAATAGAAGTGCATTGGTCAGAAGTGCCAGGCAGAGATGAAGTATGGAAAGAAGAAACAATCAGAAACACATCTCAATCTCAATTCAACTCAGAGTTTGAATGTGAGTTCTTAGGTTCTATTGATACTTTGATTGCACCACACAAGTTAAAAGTAATGCCTTATGTTGACCCAATACAATCTCACGCTGATTTAGATATCTTTGAAAAACCAGACCCAAAGAAAACTTACTTTCTTACTGCTGATGTTTCACGAGGAACATCACAGGATTACTCAGCATTTGTAGTTTTAGATGTAACAGAAATGCCATATAGAGTGGTTGCAAAATATAGAAACAACGAAATCAAACCTCTAATATTCCCACAGAAAATACACGAAGTTGCAAAAGCATATAATGAGTGTTTTGTATTGGTAGAGGTAAATGACATAGGTGAACAAGTTGCAAACGCATTACAGTTTGATTTGGAATATGATAACTTAGTTATGGCGTCTATGCGTGGTCGTGCTGGACAAATACTAGGGGCTGGATTTTCTGGTGGAAAGGCACAGTTAGGAGTTAGAACAACAAAAGCAGTTAAGAGAGTAGGTTGTTCTAATTTAAAACAATTAATAGAATCAGATAAACTACTAATACCAGACTATGATATGATGAGTGAACTATCCACATTTGTAGTCAAAGGTTCTTCGTGGCAAGCTGATGATGGTTGCACAGACGATTTAGTTGCATGTTTATTTTTATTTGCATGGGCAGTAGACCAAACATACTTCAAAGAATTAACTGATAATGATATTCGTGAAAGAATGTACGCTGAACAGAAAGAACAACTAGAACAAGATATGGCGCCTTTTGGATTTATTGATAATGGAATAGATGACCCAGAAGAAGAAGTAGATGAGTATGGAACTAGGTGGACTACTGTAGTTAGAGATTTTAATTCTGATTGGTAGTTATAGAAAGGTTGGGTCTAGTAAATCGTTTTCTATTTTAATCAAACAGTTAGAACAAACTATCTTAGATGAATCCACTAGTCTTTTGACAGTTTTCCTACTAGTGCTATTCATTCCTACTCTTTTAATAGTCTTTCTTATCTCTTTATCATGGGGGTAAAATTTTAAACAAGCTATCTCTGATTCATCACAATGTACACATTTATTATTTTCTAAATATTGGTTCAAAGAAGAAACTCTTTTACGATAATTTCGTTTTGTAACCTCTTTAATAGTTTCTTTATACTTTTTGTAATGACTACTTGACATAATTTTATTTATATGTTCTAAAACATATAAAAACACAAACTGTAATATAAGTTTTTTATAAATAAATGAAAGACAAAGAAATACACAATAGGAGTATGACATGGCGTTTTTAGTATCACCAGGCGTACAAGTAAATGAAATTGATTTAACTAATGTAGTTCCTGCCGTTGCAACAAGTATTGGTGCAATCGCTGGTGCTTTCCAAAAAGGTCCTGTATCTTCGGTAGTTAATATTTCTAGTGAAGAAGAACTAGTAGAAATATTTGGTAAACCAGTTACTACAGGTAATCAGTTTGAAACATTTTTTAGTGCTGCCAACTTTTTAAAATATGGAAACTCATTAAAGGTCGTTAGAGCAGAAAGTGCAATCACAAATGCTGGAGCAAACTCTGGTGTTTTAATTAGAGATGATGACCATTATTTAGCAAGTTTCTCAACAGGACAAGGTTCTAATGGAGAGTGGACTGCTAGAACAGCAGGAACATGGGCAAATGGAATCAAAGTAGAAATTTGTGCTACAAGCACAGGATACGAACAAGATTTAAGTACAAATAACTTAGTAAACCAAGCAGATGTTGCTGTAGGTGATACAACAATTGTAGTAGATGACGCTGATGCATCTGGTTATGCATTTAATGTAGGAGATTTAATCTCATTCTATTCAGACACATCAAACACAACTTCTGTAGATGACTTTAACGAATATCAAGTTACTGCAATCAATACATCAACTAATGCATTAACAGTTAGATTAAAAGATGACCCTAATGGTGCTGGTTTACAAACTGCAATTCCAAACGATTCTAAAATTAAAAGACGCTGGAAATATGCTGACTTATTTTCAGGCCCACCAGGCACATCACAATATAATACAGACAATGGTAAAGGTGCTGGCGATGAATTACATGTTGTCGTTGCTGATGGTACAGGGGATATAACAGGTTTTGATACAGATACTGCTGGTAATAGAACAAAAGCAGTAATAGAAACATTTGGATTTATGTCTAAAAACTCATCTGCTAAATCACCACAAGGTGATAGTATTTACTACCCAGATGTACTCTTTAGACAATCATCATTTATTTATTGGACAGACCACATATCAGCTGGTAGTAACTGGGGAACAGATACTACATCAACATATACTGCTGTAGATACAATAACTATTGATGAACTAACAGGTGGAACAGATGATTTCTCTACAACTGCTGGAGAAATTGAACTTGCATATGATAAGTTTAAAAATGCAGACACAGAAGATATCAACTTAGTAATCGGTGGTTCATCAAGTATCGTTGGAGATACTGCCGCTGCTCAAGATACTCATGTAACTATGTTAGTAAATCTTGTAGAGGGTAGAAAAGATTGTGTTGCGTTTGCATCACCATATCGTTCTGCTACAGTAGGGGTTACAACATCTACTCAACAAGCAAAAAATGTTGAGGTTGCTGCTGACTTAATACCAAGTTCATCTTACTTAGTATTAGATAGTGGATATATGTACATGTATGACAAGTACAATGATGTATATAGATTTGTACCACTTAATGGTTCAGTCGCTGGATTGTGTGCAAACACAGACCAAGTTGCTGATGCATGGTTCTCACCTGCTGGATATACTAGAGGTAATATCAGAGGTGCGATTAAATTATCATTTAATCCTGACCAAGCAGATAGAGATGTTTTATATCAATCAAGAGTTAACCCTGTTGTTAACTTCCCAGGCCAAGGCGTGGTATTGTTTGGTGATAGAACTGCGTTAACTAAACCAAGTGCATTTGATAGAATCAATGTAAGAAGATTGTTCTTAGTATTAGAAAAAGCAATCGCTACTGCTGCTAAGTTTCAACTCTTTGAATTCAATGATGAGTTTACAAGGGCACAATTTAGACAATTAATTGAACCTTTCCTAAGAGATGTTCAAGGTCGTAGAGGTATTACAGACTTTTCAGTAGTTTGTGATACATCAAACAACACAGGAAGTGTTATTGATAGAAACGAATTTGTTGCAGATATATTTGTAAAACCAAATCGTGCTATTAACTTCATCACATTAAACTTTGTCGCAACTCGTACAGGGGTGGCATTTTCTGAGGTAGGAGGCTAATATGGCGCAAATAGACGACTTTAAATCCAATCTGATTGGTGGTGGTTTTAGACCCAATGCATTTCGTGTAACAATTACCCCACCTGCTGGAATTGCAATAGGACTAGATGTAAGAAGAGCATCCTTTCTATGTTATGCAACTGATGTACCAGATATAACTTTAGGAACTATTGAACTAAAGTATAGAGGTAGAAGTATACAGATGGCAGGTGATAGAGATACTACAGGTGATTGGAAAACTAGTTTTTACATGGACACAGACATGATGATTTTCAATGCATTACAAAGATGGTCAAATGGTATCAATGACTTTGATGAAAATACAGGTGTTAACTCATTAGCAGATTATGCAACAGACTTAACTGCTGAAATGTTAGACAGAGATGACACAGTATTAAAAACATACATCTTTAAAAATGCATGGCCTATGACTGTAGGTGGAATTGCCATGAATACCGAAGAACCAAGTGATATTGGTAAATTTGACTGTACATGGAAATATCAAAACTACTCTATTAGTGGAGTGAACTTCTAAAACTAGTCTTTTTTTTCCTTATAAATATAGGAACAATAAAGATTAATTGGAGAATATATTATGGCAGAACTATTTGGTTTCAAGTTCGGAAGAACAACAGATTCCAAAAGTCAAGAAAAATTCACAGTACCACCAGCAGATGACGGCGCAGTTGAAATCGCTGGTGGTGGTTTCTTTGGTCAAGTATTAGATACTGATGGCAGAGAAAGGTCAGAAGTTGACTTGATTCGTAGATATCGTGAAGTATCACAACAACCTGAATGTGATAGTGCGATTGAAGACATTGTGAATGAAGCAATTGTATCAAATGAAAAAGACCAAGCAGTTTCAATAGAACTTGACAGATTGGATTATCCAAAAAGTATTAAAAATAAAATTCGTGCAGAATTTGACCACATATTAACACTTCTAGATTTTGATGTAAAAGGACATGATATTTTTAGAAGATGGTATATTGATGGTAGAATTTTTTATCACAAAGTTATAGATAAAAAAAATCCTAAAAAAGGTATCGTTGAAGTAAGATACATTGACCCTAAAAAAATTAGAAAAGTAAGACAGGTTAACAAAGATAGAAAGCCTGGCACTTCTTTAGATATCGTAAAAGGTGTAGAGGATTACTTCATCTATAATGATAAAGGATTAAACTCTGGACAAATAAGTGAAGGTGTTAAGATTGCTGATGATTCTATTACATATGTAGTATCTGGTTTGATAGACCAAAACAAAGGACATGTGCTTTCACATTTACACAAAGCAATCAAACCTGTTAATCAATTAAGAATGATTGAAGATTCTGTTGTGATATACAGAATATCAAGAGCACCAGAAAGAAGAATATTTTATATTGATGTTGGTAATCTTCCTAAAATAAAAGCAGAACAATATCTAAAAGATGTTATGAATCGTTATCGTAACAAATTAGTTTATGATGCATCTACAGGTGAGATTCGTGATGACAGAAATCATATGTCAATGTTAGAAGATTTCTGGTTACCTCGTAGAGAGGGTGGTCGTGGTACAGAAATTACGACATTGGCAGGTGGTTCTAACTTAGGTGAGATAGAAGATATAAAATATTTCCAAACTAAATTGTATCGTTCATTGAATGTTCCTATTTCTAGAATGGAGGCTGAAAGTGGTTTTAGTTTAGGTCGTTCTACAGAGATTACCAGAGATGAATTAAAATTTACTAAGTTCGTACAAAGATTAAGAAAAAGATTTACACCACTCTTTACTGATATGTTAAAAGCTCAGTTAATACTAAAAGGTATTATCACCATAGAAGATTGGGATAAAATGAAAGAACATATTCAGTATGACTTTTTACAAGATGGTCATTTTGCTGAATTGAAGAAAGCAGAATTAATGCAAGATAGATTAAATGCATTACAATCTATTGAAACATACATTGGAACATTCTATAGTAAAGAATGGGTACAGAAAAATGTACTAAATATGACTGATTCTGAAATAGATGCAATGCAAGACCAGATTAATAGAGAAGCAGGTATAGATGTTGAAGATGGCGGTGTTGATATGCCAGATAATACAGATGGTATTACAAGATACCCACAAGATGGCGATGGTGGATATATATCCCCAGATGATATGATGCCTTCTGATGGAGTAAAAAATAAAGGAGAAGATGATGGCGGAAACTAAAGATATAATAGATGCGTTACAAAGTGGTGATAATCTAGGTGCTGAACAAGCATTCAAAGATACAATCTCAACAAAAGTTGGTGATGCATTAGAAATGAAAAGAAAAGAAGTAGCTAATACTTTTGTTAAGTCAACTAAGGTTGAGGAAGATGGCGAAGAAATTTAATTCTTTCTATAGACCTTTTTTAGAGAAAGACGAACATAAGAAATCTAGGGAGTATAAAAAACTTACCCCCAAGATGAAAGGTGCAGTAGACGATATATTTAAAATAATGGATGCTAAACCTTCGGATTTCCTAAATACTTTTGAAAAAACTATAAAAGACATAAGTAAGAAGAAAAGGGTTCGTGAAAAAGACCTTCTTTCTTATTTTGAAAAAGAAGTCTTATCAATATAAGGAATAAAAGAACATGGCAATTGCAACAAGAACACTTAAAGATACAGTCGTAAACGCATCTGGTGCTGGCGGTAAAGTTACAGTATTAGTGAATATGGATGATAATACTACTGCTAACTCAAACATATTAGATGCAAGTGGTCTTGATGGTCATGCTAATGGTGCAAAATTAGACATTACTAGAGTATGGTGGCAGTTGGTACAAGGAACTGCTGATGATAATACAGGTCATGTACAAATACAATTTAAAGGTGCTTCATCTGATACGACAGCGATTCAACTTGCTGGTACAGGTCATTATGATGGTACTGCTGGAGCGATTACAAATAATGCTACAAATACTGGTGCAACATCTGGTGATTTAGAGTTAAGTGCTTTTGGTACTTCTGGTAGTGTTATTATAGAATTAAGAAAAGACGAGAACTTCACAAGTTAAAAACTATGAATAAAGTAAAATTAATATCTGAATGTATGGAACAAGATGTAGAATACATCACAGAAGAAAAAGAAAACGGCAAAAAGAATTACAAGATTAAAGGTATCTTTATGCAAGCTGGTATCAAGAACAAAAATGGTCGTGTATATCCAGAAGAAATACTTCAAAAAGAAGTTGCAAGATACAACAAAGAATTCATTAATGAGAACAGAGCGTATGGTGAGTTAGGACACCCAGAGGGTCCTACAATCAACCTAGAAAGAGCTTCTCACATGATTACTGCATTATATCCAGATGGTAAAAACTTTATAGGTGAAGCAAAGATATTATCTACACCTATGGGTGAGATTGTAAAAACCCTTATGGATGAAGGTGCTAAACTCGGTGTTTCTTCAAGGGGAATGGGTAGTTTAGAACAAAAGAAAGATGGTGCTAGTTATGTGAGAGATGATTTTTATCTCGCTACTGCCGCTGATATCGTATCCGACCCATCTGCTCCAAGTGCTTTCGTAGAAGGTATTATGGAAGGAAAGGAATGGGTATGGAATCATGGGGCATTAATGGAGGCTGAGTTGGTTGATATGAAGGAAAGAATCAATCAAAGAGCTCGGAAGAAAAAAACATTAGAGGAATCTTTGGAGTTCGCAAAGTTCTTGAAAATGTTATAATGTATAAATAAATGTTAATATAACAATAGATTCAATTAGGAGATATTCCGATGGCAAATGAAATAGAGAAAACTATTGAAGAATTAGAAGCAGAAGTGCTTAGTGAGTTAGAAGAACAAGCGGCGGATGCTCCTAAGAAAGGTGCTGCTCCAGCAGAACCTCAGTTAAAAGCTTCTGATGCTTCAAGTGTAACACCTGGCGGAGAAGTCCAAGATATGGGCGCTGCTGTAACATCACCTACTGACAAATCTGGGCCTGGCACACAAGCTGGTAAGAAAGCAAAAGAAGCATCTGGTGATGCTGCTCAGAAGAAAGAAGGTAAACCAGATTCAATGGATACACCAAATGACGGCAATAAAAAGGTTGCAAAACCTCTTGCTGCTGGCGACCAAGTAGAAATGGAAGATGACCAAGAAGTAATTGCTGAAAAAGAAGAAGTCAAAGAAATGGATAAGATGGAAATGATTAAGGCAATGAAAGACATGGAAACAGAAATGAAAGATATGCCTGTTGAAATGGTTAAAGCTACTTACGACAAAATGAAAGAAATGATGGCAAAAGAAATGTCGCATGAGGAAAAAGAAAAAGAAGCATTAAAGAAAGAAGCAGTTGAACAAAGAATTAAAGAGATTGATGTTCAAGAACATGTTGACGCTTTAATGAGTGGTGAAGGTGATTTATCAGAAGACTTTAAGAAAAAAGCTGCAACAGTTTTTGAATCAGCAGTTAAATCTAAAGTTCGTGATGAAGTTACTAGACTACAAGAGAACTACGAAAACGAAATAGAAGAAGGTATTAAGTCTAACAAAGCTGAACTAACAGAAAAAGTAGACACATACATGAACTATGTCGTTGAAGAATGGATGAAGGAAAATGAACTTGCAATTGAAAGAGGTCTAAAAGGAGAAATCGCTGAAGACTTTATTGCTGGTTTGAAACAACTGTTTGAAGACCATTATGTTGACATCCCTGATGAAAAATATGATGTGTTACAAGCACAATCCGACAAAATCGCTGAGTTAGAAGAAAAAGTTAATAAGACTTTAGAAGAATCAATTAACTTCAAAAAGGCTAATGATGACCTAACTCGTGAGAAAGTTATATCAGAATCAACTTCTGATTTAGCTGACACAGAAATTGAGAAGTTTAAAGAACTTACAGAAGATGTTGACTTTGGTAACGAAGAAGATTTCAGAAGTAAACTTGAAACTTTAAAAGAAAGTTATTTCCCTAAAGTTAAAAAGGAAACAACCGAAAATATAGATAATGTAGAAACTGGCCCTGCACAGGACATTGACCTATCAGGTTCAATGGCTGCTTATAGTAAAGCTATTGGAACTGCTGTCAAGGGTGCAACTAAGTAAATATATAAATAGTAGACAATAAAGGAGAAAACTAAAATGTTTCAAACAGAAAATCTACAAGAGAAGTGGTCGCCAGTCCTTGCACATCCTGATTTACCAAAAATTGAGGATTCATATAAAAGGGCAGTAACTACTGTAATTCTTGAAAACCAAGAGAAAGCAATAAGAGAAGATAGAAGTTTCTTACAGGAAGCAGCTCCAACAAACAGCACAGGTGCTGATGTTGAGAACTGGGACCCAATTCTAATATCTTTAGTAAGACGCTCAATGCCAAACTTAATCGCATATGATATATGTGGTGTTCAACCAATGACAGGTCCTACAGGACTTATCTTTGCAATGAGAGCTAGATTCGCATCACAAGATGGTGATGAAGCACTCGGTGATGAAGCAGATTCTGGATTCAGTAATGATGACGCTGCTGGAGATTTAACATCATCTGCAATGACAGGTTCTAACCCTGCTACACTTAACGATTCACCATCTGCTGGTCAATACCTATCACCAACAGGTATGACTACTGCACAAGGTGAGGCTTTAGGTGATGCTTCAGCAAATGCTTTCGCTGAAATGGCATTCAGTATAGAAAAAACAACAGTTACCGCTGTTACTCGTGCTTTAAAAGCTGAGTACACAATGGAACTTGCACAAGACCTTAAAGCAATTCATGGTTTAGATGCAGAAACAGAACTTGCTAATATATTATCAGGTGAAATTCTTGCTGAAATCAACCGAGAAGTAGTAAGAAGTATATATCTTTCTGCTGTTGCTGGTGCTCAAGTAAACACAACAACTGCTGGTATCTTTGATTTAGATACTGATTCAAATGGTCGTTGGTCTGTTGAGAAATTTAAAGGTTTAATGTTCGCTCTAGAAAGAGATGCTAACGCAGTCGGACAACAAACTCGTAGAGGAAAAGGTAATATAATCATCTGTTCTGCTGATGTTGCATCTGCACTTCAAATGGCTGGAGTTTTAGATTATACACCTGCTCTAAACAACAACTTAAATGTTGATGATACTTCTACAACATTCGCTGGTGTTATGAACGGCAGATTTAAAGTATATGTTGACCCATATGCTGCTAATGTCGCTGCTTCACAATACTATGTTGTAGGTTATAAAGGTACTTCACCTTATGACGCTGGTGTCTTCTACTGCCCATATGTTCCACTACAAATGGTTCGTGCAGTAGGCGAGAATACTTTCCAACCAAAAATTGGATTTAAAACTCGTTATGGTATCGCTGCTAACCCATTCCACACAGGTGTGATTAGTGCTGGTACTGCTGAGAACACAAGTATCACAGCAAATACTAATAAGTATTACAGACGAGTTAAAGTAACAAACTTAATGTAAAATTAAGGTTACTATAACCAAACGAATTAGGACACTTCGGTGTCCTTTTTTGTTTCTGAAACTCTTATAAATACTAGTATGACAACATCAACATCACCACTAAACAGACAACCATCTAAGTTAGACTATACAAGTCCTACACAGTTTCGTTTTGTAATTAATCAGTTACCGAAAGTAGAATACTTTACTGTTGCTGGTAATATTCCAGGCATAACTTTAGATGAAATAGAACTTGGCACACCACTAAAAAACATTCCATTAA